TATGTTCACACTATGAAGGAACCTTCAAGTATACATTATGAGTCAATAAAAGCAGTTAACACAATATTGGAATTTCAAACAAAATATGATAAACTTAGCAGACAAAGCAAATCAGGAATTCATGATGTATCAAGTTTCAAAGAGAATTTGTTGAAGAACACTAAAATGAGTTGTTGGGTAGATTTCATTTATTACAGTTCAAGAGCTTTAGCATTACCCTTAGAGCATATTAAAAGTGAGCATAAATTTTTATTTAGTACTCAATTAGAGCCAATATCAGAACTCACTTCAACTAAAGCCTGTATCCCAGAAATAACTAGGCAGACAGAAGAGTATAAGTTGACAAATAGGCAGAAGAAAATATTTAAAGATGTTGAAGAACATATGAAAAAAAATGAAAAGCAATATGAACCTTACACTCCCAAATATGTAACACTTTCTGAAGAAATTGAAAAGACTTTCTTGCCCAAAACTTACACAGCAAGGCATAAAGTTCATGATATAATGCTTGATCATTTGAGTAGACATGATCATAAAACTGTCCTTGATGTAGCAAACTGGAACATGTTTGAAAACTTTGGTAGAGTCATTGCCGATATATGTATTAAAGCACAGTATGGTGCAAAAAGAGAATTTTATGTGGTCAACTTTGGTGCTAAGTGTATGGCAAGGATCTATGAAAATTTTTTTAAAATTGTTGGTGAACACCTTGAAAACGAAATGATTTCTGTACCTGGTGATAAAAAAATGATACCCATGCAAAATCTTTTAGATCAAGTGATAAAGGATAGTTTAGACCCAAAACATATAATTATGTTTACAAATGGTGATTGCTCCAAGTGGTCTGCCTCAGAGACTATGTCAAGCTTTTGGGCCTTGTGTGATGGTTGGTCAGTTTGTATGCCACCTGGGATGTTGCAATATTGTAAGGCTGTTGTTGCTTGTTGGGCTTCAAAACAAATACAAATACCCAATATACTATTACAAAACACAAAATTTATAACACAGGAAACTTCATATTTAAAATCAAAAGAGGTTATAAACAGCACACAGAATTTTCTTCAAGGTATGTGGAACTATTCCTCAAGTGTTAAAGCTGTTTGTTGTGCAGATTTTGCAATAAAACAATTTAAACGATTATACCCCAATGAGTACCTAACCTGTAGACATTTAGAACATAGTGATGATTACTTATTAATTGTAAGAACCACAACTATGAGAAATTTTGAGAATTTTAGGGTAATACATCGATTATCACAAAGATTGCATGGCATAAATGATAGCCCAAAGAAAACAAATAGTCAACCCTACATAATGGAATTTATATCCTTAATGGCTTTTGGTGGTCAGCTATGTTATCCTCATATAAAGAAAATGAAGGAGGTTGGCATGAATCTTTCATGTGTGGGATACAGAAATGATGCTATGAGTATAATTTCCAGAGTAGGAGAATCTCTAAGAGTTGGTTGTACCATAACAGAAGCATATTTTATGCAGCTTGTCCACAGTTTAAACCTATACACAAGTTATTCACTTTGTCAGGGTTTGTATAACTATAATGAAGCTTTCAATAAAAATCCTTTCAATTTGCCACTAGAATTTTTTGGTTTACCTGACTCAATACCTTTAGTTTACACATGTACAAAAGGCAACCCAGAGAATTATAGATTGTTTAAATATGGTGATA